TCAGCCCCGAAGCGCACTGAGGAGAAAGCGCATAGGTAAAAGCCACATAATGCTGACATGTGAGGTGCAAATCCTCACCCGCTCAAATATGCCGCCCCGCAGTTGCAGGAGCCGGGGGCGTACCTAAATCTTTGAACAATGGACCGTGCCCTGATCCGCCGCTTAGATGTACTTGCCGAAAAACACAAAGAAATTACTTTACTTAGAACTAGCGAAGGAATGAGGGAATATACTTTCCCCAAGAAGTGGATTAAAGCCCGTGCGCCAAAGGAACTATCGGACGAACAGCGCGAAAACATGGCAAAGAGAGAGGGGTTTGGGTTTGCGAGGGAGGAATAATTTATGGGATTTATCTTGCCCAAAGACATAAGGAAACAACTTTCACATATCGGAGTACCGCATACATTTGGAGTCCAGATTGAAAATTGGGCATACGGACAGAGATATAAGTCTGATGATGATGTAATTTATTGTCAAAACGGTAAGGTCGTTTCTGTTCGCAGAAAAGCAAAATGGATTTGGAGAAAAGATAACGGAGGTGACAACTCTGAGCAAGAATGATACGACTATGGATCAGGCCGTAAAACGGAAAAGAAACCGTCCAGACTTACAGCAGTTTGGGTATGAACTTTCGGAGCCGGGAGATAACAGCAAGGCGACTATGTTCATACAAGCCCTCAACAAATTTGATAGAGTTGACCTCTCTGACGAGGATGCTGTAAAGCAGAGAATTGACGAGTTCTGGCAACTCTGCATCGACTTTGACACAAAGCCACAGGTATCTGGTATGGCTGATGTGCTTGGACTTGATAGGCGGCGACTATGGGAAATTACTCATGATGTTGCAGGGAGAAACCTTGAATGCAGCTCTGCGACAAGGGACTTGATAAAAAAAGAGTACAGAAAACTTGAAGTTTTATGGGAGTATTACATCCTGAATGGCAAGGTAAACCCGGTTTCTGCAATCTTTTTGGGGAAGAACAACTTTGGTTATGCAGATCGCCAAGAAATCACCCTAACGCCTGGAACGCCCCTCGGCGACTCTCCCGACCAAAAGCAGCTTGAAGAGCGGATCGCCGAATCTGTGATAGAAGAATAGCCGACTATAAAACAGATTATGTCTCTGTAATAAGGACAATTCCGCGAATTTATTGTGCAATTCGACTATATGGGTGTCGCTAAAATTCGGGGTAAACACTTTTTGACTGCAGCATATTGCACAAAAATGTTCCTGATATGAAGACTCTCGGCTATTTAAGCCTGCCTTAGCGACTATACTTTGACTGCGGCAGGTAATGGTATCGTTATAAGTGGAAGTGGAGGTCACCTGTCCAGTTGTCCCCGTTTCCGTTGCCTGTCTCGCTGTGCCACCAGCGGGGCGGGCCTTTTTCTTTGCTCTTTTCATTCGCTGCATCCTCCTTACGGAATGTTGTGGGATCTGTCATTTTCTGTTTTTTGGATTGCGTTTCCCTCCAGGATTGGACGCAAAAATACCGCCTGCTGGCCATGATAGGCCGCACAAGCGGCGGGAAGTTGTTGGGTAGTTACCTCCCATGCTGGGAGGGCTGGAGGGCAAAAAAGCCCGCCCCATAGCGGGGCGGGTGGTGTATGCTGTTAGATGTCCCATCCCTCAGACAGGACGCGGAGCGGGATAAACGGACCACCTCTCTGGGTGTGGTCGATGATGCAGGGCACGTCGTCCACGTTAGCGGTCAGCTCGTAGCAATCAGGGCCGCGAAAAATGCGCTTCCTTCCGTCTCCGGCCTCTGCCGCCTCAAACCCTGCGGGCAGCTCCACAGTAACGCGCCGGATCCATGTCCGGCTAATTTCCGGGTACTCCTCAAGTGTTACCTCTGCGGGCTTGCCCGTCTGGATCATATCGCCGGTGCGGGTGATATATAACGTAGTAGTCATATTATGCCGTCCTTTCCCCAGGCTTTGCCGGGCTCCGTTGTGTTGATTGTATCGCGCCCGCTTAGGGCAGTCAAGATTTTTTCGCCGTCTCCCAGATCACCATAAGCGGGAGGAGCAAGACAAACAGGACAATCAAGCGGGGGTCACCTCCATTCTTCGGTCTCCTTGCGGCTCTTGCCTTTCCCTGCCGGTTGTGTTACACTGAGGGCGACATGTGGCAGGCCATGCCGCCCCGTGTTCTTTGTTAGATAGCCGCTTACTTGTTAAGGGTAGGGCGGCTATCTTTTTTACTGCTTTGGAATGGCTTCCCGGATAATGCGGGCCGCATCCTGCGGGTCTTTGGCTGTGGCCTCTACCAGTTTCGCCAGGGTTTCAAGGTAAGATGCTAACTCGGTCTGGGTCATGCTATCAGTCTCCATTTCGTGTACCTCCTGCCCGGTAGATTCAGCGCGGTTTCCCTTGCTGTGATTATATGATAACATATTTGCTTGATGTAGTCAACAGAATTTACAAATATTTTTATTTATTTTTTGAGTAGTTGCGATTTGTGCCAAATTATTATTATATATATGTGGGCTGTTTGGTATGGGTATACCCCAGATAATCAAGGTATTACAAGGATAACGGGCCGCCGGGCACCCCAGGGGGATAGGACAGGGCGGCCACCCACCACCTGAGCCCCCCTACCACAGAAAAATTAAAAAAAGCAAAAAACATGTTGACAAACAA